CAACTGTTGGGATGGCATGATCCTTCCGGTGAACTTGGTTTGGATGCAGTGTTCAACCAGAATCTGTTGGAGGTTGAATCCGGGTTGATTCACTTGGATTCGCTCATGTACGGGATTGGGTTCGTAAAAATCGGTGTTGGTGGTGAGGGCGAACCAGATCCACTGGTCACCATGGAATCAGCAATGCACACGACAGGGATCATGGATCATCGAACACGCCTACTCTCATCTGCGATCACTCTTGATCCCATAGAGAAAGGCAGTGACCAAACCGGTGCACTGTATCTCAAAAATGCCACTGTCAGGATCGTGAAACGCGACCATGATTGGGTGGAAGAATCTAGGGATACCCATCATCTGGGGCGGATCCCTGTTGTAGCACTACCAAACCGCACTTCAGCATCAGTGATCGGTGGGCATTCAGAAATCAGTGCACCAGTACGTGACCTCGTTGATGAAGCCTCACGGGTACTGCTGGCCATGGCTGTCAACCGCGAATTCTTCTCGATGCCACAACGCCTAGTTTTGGGTGTGAAACCCGAGGACATTGATGGTTGGCAGGCTGTCATGAGCTCGTTCTTCACTATTGAACCCGATGCTAAAGGTGCACTCCCACAAGTTGTCGACTTGAAACAGGTCAGCCCTGGACCACACATTGACCAGTTGAAAGCACTCGCATCACAATTGGCAACAGTCACGGGTGTACCGGATGCGTATTTCGGGGTCACACCCACCGCGAACCCGTCGAGTGCTGATGCTATTCGCGCCTCAGAGGTGCGGTTGATTAAGAAAGCTGAGCGCCGCTGTCAAATGTTTGGCCGGGGATGGTTGGAAGTAGCTCGACTCGCTGTGCTGTTCGCTAAAGGCGCGGTTCCTGAAGAGTTCGCTGATGTTTCCGTCTGGTGGGCTGACCCAGCAACACCAACACAGGCAGCTCGTGCTGATGAGGTAGCGAAACTCGTTGGTGCAGGGATTCTTCCACCACGCTCTGAGGAAACATATTCGAGGATTAATTTGACCAGGGCTCAGCAAGATCAGGTCGAAGCGGATTGGGAACGGGCAAAGAATTTCGGTGACATGCTCGGTGATGTGATCGACCATGAGGCCCCCCCCAACAGCCCGGTAGCAGTATCGGATGAGCAGGTTGAAGAAGCAATAAAAGACAAAGCTAACGCTCTTGGTGTGCTGATCAGGGCTGGTGTTGATCCTCGTGAGGCAGCAGACAGGGTCGGGTTACCAGGTTTGGTGTTCAGTCACGGTTTGATGCCGACCACACTGAAACGTACAGATGAGTGAGGAACTATGGCTGTGACACTGAAAGGTCGTGAACTGACCACACGCCATAGGAAAACCCAGAATCTTCTCGCAGCTCATGTTTCTCAAACCGCGTTCAACCGATTGTCAATGATTGACCCCAAGGATATTAGGGGCACGATCACACCATGGGTGGAGGACATGGTCAAACTGTCCTTGTTAACCTATCAGCAGGGCACACAGCAAGCACAGCGCTATGTGACAGGGTTCCGGGAAGCCGAATGGGGCTCCAGCGTTCGTGGATTACCTGTCGTCTTACCCAAGTATGATCCGAAACAAGCAGTCAATGATGTGATTTGGGCACCGCGCTTAGCGCAGAAAGCCATCAACTATGGTGTCTCACCCACGGAAGCATGGATGGAAGCATCAGCGCATTTGATGGGATCAGTGTGGTGCAAAGCACTCGAACCGGGCCGTGACACGATACGACTATCAGCCGAGGCCTCAGGATCATCGTGGAGGCGTGTCACCCAGGGGAACCCGTGTGCATGGTGTGCGATGCTGGTCACTCGTGGGCCAGTGTATTCCTCGATGGATACTGCGTTGAAACCGCAGAGTCGTAGAGCAACAGGGGATCATAGAATCCACCCTGACAAGTATCACAATTTTTGTGGATGTACGGTGGAAGAGTTCCGTGGTGATTGGGGTGATTGGGTTCCCACAGCGCAGGAGCAGAAATACATTGATGCTTATGATCAGGCGTGGACTCCTGGTGCTACTGGCAAAGAGGTTGCTCAGCGGATGCGCGCCAGTGGATCAGGATTATTCCATGACTCTCCGACACCACAGACACAGGCTGGTGGTGCTAGTGGTGGATCAGGTGGAGGGAGACCTCCTACTGTTCTTGGTGGGGTAGACGACAATCCTGCATGGAGATTCAATCCAGGACCAGATGGGGATGAAGATTGGCCTAAGGCCATTCCATATGTGCATGATGGAAAACTCGGAAGAGTCAAAGACGCGAAACAACCGCCATCCTGGGATGTGATTAAGACACGGATTCAGCATCCCAACGACAAGCAACAGGTGAAAAGATGGGATGCCGTTGAGAGCGCTACAGCAGCTTGGATGGAACTGATCGGGATCGATCTTGTTCCTGTGATGCGAAGCGAAGAACTCTCGCTACCAGATTCAGCAGATCAGGTTAAAGAGAAGCCGTGGGAATTCAAGAATAATTCGTCACTGAATCCTGTCACGCTCGAGAGACATGTGTTGAAGGGAATTGAACAGTCATCTCAAATCGTGTTTGCCCGTGTTGATGGTTCAGTGATCGTCGGAATGACGGAAACGCAGGCGCGAGAACTCATGTCGTATATACTTGGGCTAGCTGGAGAACACTTTGACCATGTGATTATCGTTCTTGATGGAGGTGACTACCTTGACTACCAGAGTAGATGATCAGATCATCTTTGTTGGGCGTGGGGTTTCACGTTCTGATGTTGAGCGCGCTGTGAATAGCGCTGGGATTATCGGTCAGGTTTCAATTTTCGAGTCTGAGGATGAATTCCCTCTAAGCGTGGCATTGTTTTTCCCGAATGACTTTGATCGCATCGTCGATCATTTCAAAGAGATGCTTCCTGCCGATATTTCCACCATGGAAGAATTGGAAGCTATCTACGCATAGTTAGACACCTAGGTTTTCGCCTTTTCTTGTGGCGTTGTGACAAGGAACACATTTAACACCTTGCCCTGAGGGTTAACAGGAGGAACACATATGAGTACAGAAGACAAGTCTGCCCAAACGCAGTCAACCGAAACGACCAAGACACTAGAGGATCTTCCTGTGGAGTCTGAAAAGAAGTTCAGTCAAGAGGATTTGAACAGGATTCTCGCTGATCGTCTCAGGCCGTTGAAGGAGAAAGCCGAAGCATACGACAAGGCCCAAGAGGAAGCCAAAAGCGAGGCTCAGCGTGAGCAGGAGGCTCGCGTGAAAGCTGAGGCTAGGGTTGTTGAGCTGGAAGCTGTGGAGGCCCGCAGAAAAGCGGGTGATGATGCAAAACTTCCCGCGTCGTTTGCTGGTTTGATTACTGGGTCGACCGCTGAGGAGATCGCTTCCTCGGTTGAACAGGTGCAAGCCGCCTACCTGGAGGCAACCAAGGCAACTGAGAATGGGAAAACCAAGCCACAACCAGACCCATCGCAGGGTCAGGGATTGGGTGTCACACAGGTGACTGATTCGGTGGCGCAGGCTCGGACAATGTATTCACAGAAATTCAAGAAATCCTAACAACGAAAGGAAAGACCATGACTGATCTATCGATCAAGACTACGGTCACCGAGGGCCAAGGCGACTACCGTTGGCTCCGTACACGGCACGCAGACGACAACACTGTCTCTGTAACAGTGCCATACACCCTGCTTGATGCAGGAACACATTACGACGACAAGGGTGTGATCCCCTCAGGGTTGCCCCTTGGTAAGGTCACAGGAGCCCAAGAATGGGGCCCCTATGACCCAGATGCTGATGATGGTCGACAGCATTTGGCAGGATTCCTGCTTGATCCTGTCGCGTTACAAGCTGATTTCGCTGGAGTATCCACAAAGGTACTCCATGTGGCGATGGTCGTCCACGGGATCATTGACCCCAGTTTCGTGCCAGGAAATCCCACACTCGACAACACCACTCCCACCACGGGACAGTTTGTGTTCTTCGATGTGGACTATGTTGGAAGTGAGGGCTAATCATGACGCTCATGAATACTCAATACAAGACACCTGTCGAATTAACAGGTGCAGCACAAGCTGCCGCTTCGGCGTTTGCTGACTCGATGCCATTGACACGGTGGTTCACACCTAATCAGAATCCAACGTTGAACTATGAGTTCGATGTGAACCAATTGACTGGTGTGGATGTTGCCACCTATCGTGCATTCGATACACCAGCACCGTATGGGAAGATCGGACCATCAGCGACCATGTCTGGCCAGTTGCCACCGATCTCTCGGAAGGTCCCTATTGGTGAATACACACAATTGAAGTTCGCTGGGCAAATGAACATGATGGGTGACAAGCTCGTTGATTATGCCGCGAAACTCGGTGTGGGTGTTGAAGCTCGCCTGGAGATCGCCCGGGTGCAAGCCGTCACCGAGGGCAAGGTTATTCTGGCTGAGAATGGGATCTCTGCGGAGATTGATTTCGGTCGTGACACTGGACTGACACTCCCACCACTAGCAGGTGCGAACATGTGGACTGATCCAGATTCCAAACCTATTGATCAACTCCTTGAATGGATCGAATTGGTTAAGGTCGCTTCACGTGGTGCCATGCCCACAGCGATCATGATGAGCATTGCTGTCATGAATGCAGCGGCAACGAACCAACAAATGATCGAGTTCGCTATGGGGCGTAACACGGATCTCCCTGGGCGGATCTCCACTGAACAGGTAAAGGTAGTGTTGGCTGGTTATTGTGGATTAACTGAAGCGATTGTCGCTGATGAACCATATTCGACCTATGATTTCGGTCAACCAGTATGGCCACAAGACACTATCGTGCTGCTCCCGCCTGCTGGTGTGCTACCGCTTGCTGGGCAAGGCTTAGGTACGACTGAATATGGTGTGACAGCTGAGGCGATCCAAGATGAGTACGGGATCCCTGCAGGGGAACGTTCAGGTATTTTCTCTGGCGCGTTTGATCGTCATGATCCTGAAGGGCTGGATGTATTGGTTTCTGCTGTGGCATTGCCTGTGATGCAGAAAGCAAACACGACACTCTCAGCGAAGGTCATCCCTGCTAGTTAATGATCGTGGTGAAGGGTCGGGTTGGTTATGAGACTCCCGGCCCTTTGCCATACCTGGAGGTGAATCATGATGGTCTTAACCCCTAATGATCTACGACCGCTCATCCCTGATTTGGATGAGGAAGCCACACGGATCCGTATTGATGATGCACTTGCTGAGGCGAGTCTTGTTGCACCCTGTTTGGAAGACTTGTCCAAACTCTCACCGACACAGTTACGCCAATTGAAAGCGGTGCTCAGAGCAGTTGTGTTGAGATGGACTGCAGCGGGTGCAGCAGGGAACGTTACGACACAATCAGGAACAGCAGGGCCCTACCATGAGTCCGTTACAGTGGACAACACTCAAGAGCGGCGTGGAATGTTTTGGCCCTCAGAGATCACAATGCTGGAAGCGATCTGTAAAAACGCTCGACGCTCAGGAACCGTAGATGTCACCAGAGGACTCTCCTTATCAAGACGTGACATTGAACTCGGTAGGTTCCGATGACAGTGCTACCTTTCCCCAAACCTCACCAGGTGAAATGCCAGGCATATATACCTGGTAAGGATACCCACCAGTCAAACGTTGACCGATGGGATGAACCCCAAATTGTGATGGTGCACGGTTGGGCACCCACATCATCACGACAGAACGTGAAACCAGTAGATGGTCGGCGAGCTGTCGAACTGGAACTCGATTTGTTCACACCTATCGGTACACCGAATGGTCCACGGTGGAAATGGATCATGAAAGGTGAAGTATTCGAACAGATCGGTGAAGCAGAAGATTTCAGCACCGGCCCTTGGGAACGAGAAGGCGGATTGAGAATCAACTTGAGGAGAACCAGTGGTTAGTGGTGGCCGTACCCGTATCGGTGGTGGTGACTATATTCAGTGGGAACTTGATTGGGCTGCACGACAAATTGATGCTGTAGGTGCTGTCGATGCGCTTGCACAAAACATCGCATCCTCATGTGGGGTTGGTTACCAAGCAAAATCTGCAACAACCATTCCAGACCCGAAAGGTGGCCGACGTGCCGCTGCCATGGTATGGCCAGATATGGAAACTATGCGCAGGGAACGAAGAACACGCCGATTAGCAAGTTTCGCTGAAGGGAGACGCTAATGTGGGCCGACGTTGAAGAACTCACCATCAACTATCTGTTAAACAGTGACATTGATGTGCCAGTCCTGAGCATGATTCCAGCACCAGAAGATTTACCTCAACGTTTCATTCGCATTCAACAAGTAGGTAGTGAACGGAGAACTCTCGTACACCGCCGGGACATGATCAGTGTCGAATGCTGGTCACAGCTAGGAAAAGCTGATGCGAAAACCCTCTCCGAGACTGTATACCAAATATTGGATAACTGGGAGAAAGTACCTGATTTTGGCGGGTGGCCCGCCGGGCCTCGCTTTGAGGCAGATGACGAAACAGGAACACCACTATATGAAATGCGGTGCATTGTTTCTCATCGGACTGATTAAGAAAAGGAGATGATTCATGATTCTCAAGCATCCCATCACCGGGATTGAACATGAAATACCTGACCAGGCTGCCCCCAAGTGGATAGCTCAGGGATGGATAGGTGCAGGTGGTATGCCACCAGTGAAAGAAAAAACACGAAGGGCACCATCAAAACCAGCCCCTCACGTAGTTGAGGAAGCTGAACCTATCGATAAAGAAAACAACGATGAAGGAGGCGCACTATGAGTGCAACACCCAACAAGAACAATGTGATGGCTGGCAAGCCGAAGATTAACGGAGCGGTGTTTCGTGCACCACTGGGCACACCATATCCAATAGATGCCAGAACAGAACTGTCAGAAGAGTTCGTCCATTTGGGCTATGTGTCCAGTGATGGATGGAGTCGACAAATCAGTAAAGCATACTCAGAAATTAACGCATGGGGTGGAGATCAAGTAAAGAAGTCACGCACCGAACATAGCGTGAGTTTCAACCTGTCCCTGATCGAAACCCTCGATGCTGATACACAAACAGCCAAATGGGGTGAAGCGGCGATAACTCGCACTGAAGCCACAGAAGACCACGGAAACCTGGTCACGATCTCTTATTCTGGTGAAGACACAGAATCAGCGATGTGGATTTTCGACATGAACGATGAAGGCCGTCTGCGTCGCACAGTGTTCTTCTCTGCACTGGACACAACAGAGTCCTTTGAAGAAACCTACAGTGACGAGGATGTGATCGCACTACCATTCGAAATGAGCGCATATAAAGATCCTGACACGGGATTGTTCTTCATCGATTATCTCGACGATGGTCAAATAGATAAAGAACCAACAGGGTAAGAAAAACTAACACAGGCTCGACCTGCCGTACTGGTGTACGGCAGGTCGTGTCTTGAAAGAAAATGGAGGTTCCTCACGTGGAGGACATGGAAACACAGGCTATTGAAACAACAATAGTCACCACTGAACAACAAACCAGTGCAATGCCCGAACCAGTACACGAAGTCACACAGGTGGCAAGACCAGTCCCACAAGATTATCAACACAAGAAATCTGGTAAGACTCTCGAGGATGGTCGTACACAAGTGGAAGCACGAGGACGTACCTGGATTATTGAACCGGATGCTTTAGACGATGTTGAGCTTTATGAATTGTTAGACAAGTTCGGTGAACAAGGGCAAGGGGCCATGGTCCCTAAAGCATTGCGCGGTTTCCTTGGTGAAAAGCAGAAACAAGAAGCTTACGAAATCATTCGCAACAAGAAGACAGGGCGCATTTCGTTTAATGCTGTTGGGGAATTCCTCGAAGAACTCTTGAACGAGATCAACCCAAACTAATCCTGCTCCTGGTTTTACTCCACCAACACCGGGGGCAACTCACCGCTGATTTTCAGCGCTATTATCATGGGCTACCACGCCAACTCATTTCACAAGGAGTCAGTGTCAGCGAAATAGCTGACATGGCGCGTTGGCTTCCACGAGACTCGGCTTCCATGCTGAGTATCGCACCACCAACAGAATACGATCTGTGGACGGATCCGCGACTAGGTGGTGGTGTGGGTGTGATGCTCGCTGCACACACGTTTGATGCGTTAAATATTGCGAATTGGCAACGTACCGGGAAGAACCGAAACCGACCTAAACCCGTTCGTATACCGAAAACACCTTCAGCTACGGAACATTACACGCGAGAAGACATTGACAATTTTGATTCTTGGTATGTCAAACAAGCTGGAGGTCAACAACTCCACTAACAGAAAGGCAGGTGGTGGATATGGCTAGTCAACTGGGCACCGCCTACCTGACCGTCGTGGCACGCACTGACAAGATTGCACCACAGATTACTAAATCAATGGGTGGAGCTGGAGCAGTAGCTGGTAAGCAGAGTGGCTCAATGTTTACTAAAGCATTCAAAGTCATGGCCGCTGGTGCAGCTGCATTGGGTGTGGGAAAACTCATCGGGAAAACTATTTCCATGGGTATGACACGGGCCATGAGTATTGAGAATGCTGAAAAGAAACTCAAGGGTTTGGGCCATTCAGCAGCAGATGTAGAAAAGATTATGGCCAGTGCCATGGCATCAGTGAAAGGCACTGCATACGGGTATGGTGATGCTGCTTCTGTGGCAGCGATGATGGCAGCATCGTCTGTTGCTACTGGTACTGCTATGACTCACACGTTGAAAACTATCACGTCTGTGGCTGCTGTCTCTGGGCGATCCTTGACAGATATTGGCAATATTTTCTCTTCTGTGGCAGCGAAAGGAAAAATGCAGGGAGATGACATGCTGCAGCTGATGTCATCGGGTATTCCCGTGTTGAAGAGTCTCTCAGATCATTTGGGCATTACACAAACAGAGGCTCAAAAATTGGTTTCGGATGGGAAGATCTCTTTCAATGATTTCCGTGATGCTATGAGTAAATCAATGGGTCCGGCTGCTTGGGCTATGGCTGACACGTTCAGTGGTCGACTAATGAATGTGAACGCAGCTTTGGGCCGTTTCGGCCAGAGGCTCATGGAACCAGCAATGAAACTGCTGTCTACTGGTTTTTCTAAAGCAATACCGTTCATTGATCTCATGACAGAGAAAGTTGAACCGCTCAGCAAATCGTTGGCGAACAAGCTACAGCCAGCACTTCGGAATGTTGAAGAAGGTTTCAAAGCGCTCGTGATCGGTAAGACTATATTGAAGTCAAACGAAGATGGGTTGGTTGGTGTAACTCGGCAAGCAACACCTTTGCAGAATGCCATGTTCAAGTTGCGTGACATTTTTGGCAATGTTGGAACCATCCTTAAGAACGTTTTTGCTTCGCTTCGCGACGTTGGAAAATCTTTCGGGAAAATGGCGCTCAGTGTTCTCCCACCGCTGGTTGAGATCTTTGGCAGATTAGCGGACCTTCTAGCTAAAAATCCGAAATTGGTTGAACTAGCAGTGAAGGCATTTATTGGGTTCAAGGTAACCAAGGGTGTGATCGGTGGTCTCACGAGTGGTCTTGATAAAGCCACCTCGGCTCTGACAGGGATGAAGAAAGCGATCAACACTGGATTTGGGCTAGCCGACTTGGGGAAGAACTTTGGCAGTTTCATTGGTGAATTAAAGAAGGTTCCTAAAATTGCCGGTAAGGGCAAAGGGGCACTGGATGGGTTGTTGAAATTTCCGAAAGTCCATCCAGTTGTTACGGGTATTGCAGCTGTTGGTGCAGGGCTTGGATTGTTTTTTACGAAAACGAAGACTGGTCAGAAAATCTGGGAGAAGTTCACTGGTTATTTGGGTCGTGCTTGGGATGGTCTCAAATCGAAAGCCTCACAAGTCTTTTCGGGGATTAAACAAACCATTACTAGTGCTCTTGGTGGAGCATTCACTACTGCTCGTACCATTCTGGGGAAAGTCACTAGCGCTCTTGGCGCGTTCTTCACACATGTATGGAGTGTCGTGGTGAAAGTCTGGGATGCCATCAAAGCAGTCTTTGGCGCTATCGTAGGGTTCTTTAAAGGTCTTGTGGACGGAATCAAAGCATCAGGAGTGTTTAGTTTCCTGAAATCTGGTGCTGGTGACACGGGTAGTGTTTTCAAGACTTTGGGGGATGTTGTCAAGAAGGTCGCCAGTGGCATTGTCCCGGTGCTCAAAGTGATCTTCGGTATCATCAAAGTAGCAATAGGAGCTATCGTCACGGTATTTAAAGTAGTGTTCACTGTCATCAAAAAGGTTGCAGAGTTCCTCGCGCCGTTCTTTACAATCGCAGGCAAAGTGATCGGGTTCTTGGTCGGGACAGTGATTAAGGCTGCAATCGCTGGTATCGGCACTGTTTTCAAAGTAGTGTGGAACATTGTTAAGATCGTGGCAGGAATACTGGTTCCTGTTTTCAAGACAATCTGGGGTTTGATCACCAGTATTTGGAGCGTGATCAAGGCAGTGTTCACAACCATTGTTGGATTCTTTGTGGGGATCTGGGAGAAAACAGAGGGTGTTAGGTCACTCATTGCTGGGTTCTTTGAAACAGTGTGGGGAATAATCCAGACAGCATGGGGAATTCTCTCACCAATTTTTGAAGGCATATGGAATGTGCTGTCTGGAATTTGGGGTGTTATCAAATCGATTTGGGATGCTGTCGTTGGATTTTTCAAAGGCATCGGTGACTTCTTTGGGGGAGTGAAAGACGGTATTGAATCCTCTGGGATCGGTGGAATTCTGGAAGGAGTCTGGGGTTTTATCTCTGGCATTTGGGAGGGTGTGAGGGGTTTCTTTGGTGCCATTGGTGATTTCTTTGGTGGCGTGTTGGAGACTGCTGGAAATATTTGGAATGGCATTACTGACACGATTGGTGGTGCATGGGATTGGCTTAGCTCTAAGGCTGGAGATATTTGGGGTGGGATTAAGGGTGTTGTTGGTGGAGCGTGGGATTGGTTGAGTGAGAAAGCTGGTGGTTTGTGGGGTGGCATTACTGACACGATTGGTGGTGCATGGGAGGGTCTCAAATCTAGTGCTTCATCGATTTGGGGGAATATCTCCGATACTGTTGGTGGAGCGTGGGATTGGTTGAGTGAGAAAGCTGGTGGCTTGTGGAATGGGATTAAGGGGATCTTTTCAAAAGGAGGTAAGGAAGCAACTGACGAAGCTGCGAAAACCATTGAAAGCGTAGCAACAGTGGCCACGGAGGCATCCACAACAGTCACATCAGCTGGTGAAAAATCGAAGTCCCTCATGGGAAAGGCTTGGGATGGGATCAAATCCACAGCCTCCAATGCTTGGGATGGTGTGAAATCCACGATCAGTGGTGCTTGGGACGGAATAACATCCACGGTGTCTGCTTCAGCTGATGGTGTGAAGTCCACTGTAGAAACAGCATGGAATGGGGTCACATCGACAGCATCCACGATCTGGGATGGTGTGAAAACTACGGTGAACACTGCATGGGATGGTGTGAAAGAAACAGCTGGCACAACCTGGGACGGGATCACTTCCACGTTAGGTTCGGCGTGGGACGGGCTCAAAACCAAAGCTGGTGAAACTTGGGATGGTGTGAAAGAAACAGCTGGCACAACCTGGGACGGGATGAAGACAACCGCGAGCACTGCATGGGGTGGGATTACCTCCACATTAGGTGGGCTATGGGGTGGAATCAAGTCAAAAGCAGGCGACACTTGGGATGGGATCAAATCCACAGCCTCCAATGCTTGGGATGGTGTGAAATCCACTGCGAGCACAGCATGGGGTGGAATTAAGTCCACGATTGGTGGTGCATGGGACGGGATCAAATCGAGTGTCGCTAGCTCCATCAACTCAACTGTCGATGCAACTAAGTCCAGTCCAGCAAAGATTACCAGTGCACTATCAGGTTTGTCATCATTGAACTCGAAAGCTAACACATGGTTTGGCGATTTTGATAAAGCAGCAAAAGCGAAACTGCTTCAAACATTGACATACACCAAGACGATCCCAGCATTACTGAAGGCAGCATTCGGCAATCTCGGGTCCATGTTGACTGCATCAGGAAGGTCACTCATGCAAGGCTTCCTGAACGGTATCACAGCCATGACAGGGAGGATCCTAGCCACCGTCAAAAACACCATGTCCCAGGTGCGAAGCTATTTCCCATTCTCACCAGCAAAGAAAGGCCCCTTCAGTGGCAAAGGGTGGGTGCTATATTCCGGTCAAGCTGTGGGTGAAGCATATGCCGAAGGTATCGAACGGCGAACTAGGCTAGCGGTACACAACGCACAGGTGATGATGAGGGACGTTTCAGATGTGTTCAATCCTCGTGGGATGAACGGGAACACTATGAGTGCTAACCTGCAACATCAAGTCGCAGCCTCACTAAGTGTTGAATCCAATCAACCCATTATTCAACCCCTCTCCGAGATCGTGTCAATGCTCCATTCTGGTATTCCAGTGTGGGATGAGGCACTGCAAGCAAAGCTAACGCGACTGGAAGACCAGCAGAGGATGAACAAACTTGTGGAGGCCGCCCATGTCCACTAGGAGAATTACTCGCACAGGGATGACAAGCCCCACAGCGTCTTTTGGGCTTGATGTTGATGTATTGTCCACCAACAAAACAGCGAACAGTCACACACTGCGATTATATAAGCATGCTATACCAGGGACGAGCACATCCTGGTATGGGAATAGTAACGGTACGATTCGTGGGATCGTTGACGGTCAACAACGGCAAGCTACGAATGCTGACGCGAATTTTGGTTCGAGTAGCAATTCGAAATCGAAACAATGGGGACCGTACGATATTACTGTCCCTGGTAGTTCGAATGGTGCAGCTCGCAGTATCGACCTGAGCCTGTATATCAACTATCCAAGTGCAAGTGGTTCAAAATCTGGGACATCCACAGCAAAGATGACCCTCCCATCAACACTGATCGCTCCAGAAGTTCCAACAAACAACCAACTGTCACGAGTAAATGATTCAGCCCTGTCAGCATCGTTCACCCGGCAAGGAGCCTCACACGGGCAAGCAACACAAATCCAAATCTCTACACAAGTCAATGATGGAAACTGGGCAGATCAAGCGTGGATGAACACTGTAGGGTCAACAACGATCTCTGCCGAGCCCAACCGGAAAATCGTTTCCAGGGTTCGATCGAGGAATGATGCTGGAACATCGAATTGGTCTTCAACATCAGCGCCCGTGTGGACAACACCGGGGGCCCCATCGAGTGTTTCTATTGTTCGCCTTCCCGGAAATAGTGTCGGGATTGTTTTCACCCCGACCGTTGCCTACAGTGAGCATCAACATGTGATCAAACATGGGGCCCTCGTGAATGGCAGTGTTGTTTGGGATGATGGGATCCTGGTTGCACTACCTGCAGGTGTGAACGAGTGGTTGGATGAATCACCAGACCCATCTCTAGTCCATGTGTATGGCATTGCTGCTCGCACAATGGACACGAGCCAACTCACCAGTGCCTTTACACCATCAAACCATCTGCAATTATTGGCAGCGCCGAATCCACCGAGTTTCACGAATCTTCCACCTAGTGCACCAGCCTCCAAAGATTTCCATGTCAGGTGGAACCATAATCCTGTGGACACCACTGAGCAAACAGCCTTCGAACTGGAATATTCAGAAAACAGTGGAGCAACATGGTTGTCGACTGGGGGGAAAACATCTTCTGATGTTTCCCAATGGCTGATACCTTCAGGGACCTACCCTGTAGGTACATCGATCATGGTCCGGGTCAGAACATGGGGCATGGCAACAAGCGGAGGATTTGATGGTGAGGGCGGATCAGACTGGTCACAATTCGCTACGGTCACATTTCGTGACACATCTATAGTGACAGTTGATAAACCAGCAGCAGATTCATCGCTTACACGGTCAACCATTGACGTGGGGCTCACCTATCAACAGTCAGAAGGCGCTACACCTATCAGGGCAACGATTGAGCTCTGGGACAAGATAGCGAATGAACTCGTTGAAACACTACTGTCGACAACGTTATCTTCAACGATTCTTGGCACGCGTGCGATCAATGGGCACACCTATGAGCTTCGGGTTTCTGTCCTTGATTCCTTTGGGATGATCACCAGCACTGATCCTGTAGTTTTCACGGTCGAATACACTCCACCAGTAAAAGCAACCGTTGAAGTGAGCTACCTTCGTGAATCAGGGCGAGCGCAGTTAGACATTTCGTTCATTGAAGATAGTGAACGATCATTGCCAGCTTTCATATCGGTGCGACGAGCGATCTTGCCAAGTGTAGAAGCTCGAATCCACCCCATATGGGAAGCAGTCGAAGTGGAAGACATGACCGCGCAATCATGGGATGTGTTCATAGATCAATACAGGGTCGAAACGATAGACCTCACCGGGCTTATTGATACCACTCCAACTATTCATGGCCAGAATCTGTATGAGGTTACTGGTTGGGGTGATGATGGAACCTCGATCACAACCCAAGTGTTACTCACAGTCAGGGAAGACAGGTGGGCATTCGTGTCAAGCGGTGCAACATGGGAAGAATCCATTAGTGTTTACGGGAACCTCACACTTGGGGCAAACCCTGGTCGTCAACAAGATCTTTTCAATGCCGCTGATCGTGAATACCCGATAGGAATGTACGGCCCAGCGAAAAGCTACGCCATTCCAGGCTCAGCAACGATTGTTGACGGTGAAGGTTCCACAGTGAAACAGATCAGTGATTTTCTTCAACACGCCGGGCGAGTATGTTACCGAGATCCAAGCGGGCATCGAATCTTTGGCCAAATCCAAGGGAGCGTATCCTCGTGGAGTAAAGGTTTGGCTACTTTCACCTACACGGTAACACGGACAGGTGAATAACCATGACAGTCGTTTCAGCGAAACAACAGACTATTGTTGATGTTCTCTATGGTGCAAGGAAAGTGTCGTGGCGATGGGAGATCCTGGATCATGATCCAGCAACTGGCATTGATCATCACATTGGTGACTTGTGTGGTGTTGAGAAAGGCGATCTGAACGGGAGCTGGTATTCACCTAGTGTGAAAGGCACAGGGTCCCTTACTGTGACAGAGATGGTTACAGCTGAACCAGGTATGATTCGGCTACAAGATCTTGATCTTTATAACCACCGCATTCGACCTGTTCGTACGATCAGTTCCTTAAATGGTTTGATCCAATTCGATGACCAGCGTGGTTCATATCTGATTGTGACGGCACCATCAGATTGGTCAGGGTTGGGGCGTATACGAAAAATAGGGTTGCACGACCGCACCACAAGACTGCGGCAATCCAAGGTACGCCACACTTACACATGTGACCAGTCGCTAACCGTGATGCAATGGGTACAACAACTGGGCATGGAAGCAGGTGAACTGATCACAGTCGACCTTGGTGACACAACAAAGACTGCGAATCCATTAACTTTTGATGTGGGCACATCCCGGTTATCTATCATTAACGAACTGCTGCAAACTATTGAGTATCATGCGTTGCAGGTTTCACCCAATGGAAACTTGGTGACTGTTCGCAATATTCCACCTGGTAAAAGGAGCCTTTTCTATGATTCGCTCCCAGGGATCCGCCGAGAACTCATTGATGGTGCACTCGCAATATATGAGGAAACATGGACTCACGAACTCGATGATTTGTCCACACCTAACGTGGTGATTGGCGTGGCAGCACCAACTCGGGATGAATCTGAAGAATCCACTGATGAGCCACCGTTGGTTGCTGTAGCAGAGAATCTCAATAAAAACAGCCCGTATTCAATCCCTCGCCGTGGTGGCCAAGAAATCGTTGACACCCTGGAAAATGAGGAACTTCCCGCTGGCACTACCGAATACCAATTGCAGGTTCTCTACCAGAGGTGTGTGAACTCGCTGGTAGCGAAATCTTCACCAGTGGCAGCAGTCACAATCAAAACACTTCCCATGCCCATTCGTGAAGGTGATGTGTGCTGGTTTCGTAGTAAAAATGCAGACATCGAGGGACTCTATCTAGTGACAGCAGTGGCCGAAGACTGCTCCCCACTCGGTTTAATGACACTCACACTGCAGGAGATTATCAATCCTGATGCTCTCATTGGCGATGAGGAGCAGTAGCGAGAGCAACGAAGGAGAAATGAAACCATGAGCACCTTCAATTGGGCCACGGTAACCAAAGCAGGCCCAGACTACCGAATCAAGCTAGGTAACGACACCCAGGATCTCCCGTACCGTCCACGTGCATTGTGTGACATGTCCAGGGTGAAGGTCGGGGATCTTGTCCGATATGAGTTGGCCCATGGCCATGTGATTATCCACGGTGTTGTCAATGGTGATAATCCTCCACCAGCCCCACCTGTTGAACAATTATTGGCAGCAAACGGACATATTTGTTTCCCAGACGGGTTCATGATCGCGTGGAGAACACTAAGTGCTAACACCGGTGGAACATCGTGGGTTGGCTGGTACTACTCGAGTCATGCAATGGGCAACTGGACGAAACCTTTCACGGTGATCTATGCGACTACCCCATCATCCACGTACTACAGCCAGATACCTAAATGTTCTAGTTGGTCAACCACTTCAGCAGGATCAGTCTACCTGTTTGGGCCTGCTAGTAACGTGGTGAGCCAGAGTATTCAGGTGGTTGGGTTTGGACGCTGGAAGTAGATCCACGTTGATAATGTGCGTGGGCCGACAGAAACTGTTAGAGCTTTCTGTTTCATCAAACATTCAACTGTAAGGAAATTATCATGGAAAATCCGCTCGCTCTGATCCCTGCCAGGGCACGCCAAGCCGTGTATCTCACGGCTCTGATTGTTGGTGTAGCAGGCCCTATGATCCTGTCCAATCTTGAAGGTTGGACTGCTACTGGTGTGTCTGTCTTGATTGCCGTGATGGCACTTTTTGCGAATGCACAAGCATTGTCGATCATCACCCCTGATGAGAACAACCAAGCCATTCAGGAGCATCTGGCACGCCGTGCGATTCATGACAATGAAGGGAACCCTGAATATGCGGACTAACTCTCTCTCTCTCTCTCTCTCTCTCTCACACACACACACACACACACACAGATAGCAACTAGCATCCATTGGGGTGCGAAATGAGTACCTGGAAATGGGGTACCGTCACCAGTGTGAACCCCATCAAAGTCACACTCGATGGGTACGGTGAACAACCCACACCAGCAAGAACCTGCGCCACTGTCAAAGTAGGTGATCTGGTGTACACACACCTCGCCAATAGAAGGCTCGTCATCTTAGGCGTTAATGGTGGTGACACTCCACCATGGATGCAAACACTCGAACCTAACGGTCATGTGTGTTTCCCAGACGGGTTCATGATCGCGTGGAGGACCGTCACCGCTACACTCGGATCGTGGAAGGAGCTTGAAGTGGCCACGCGAGTGCATGTGGAGCCCGCACTGTTGATGTGGGCTCTGGATCGAGCGCGCCTGAGTGCAGACGATGTCCCAGAACAACTCAAGGCCTTTCCGAAATGGTTGGCTGGCGAGTCTGAGCCGACTTACAGGCAGCTCCAGAAGCTAGCGGGCTGGACTCATACTCCACTGGGCTTCTTCTTTCTCGCTGAGCCGCCACAGGAGATCGTTCCCATTCCTGACTTCCGCACGCTGGGCAATAGGCAGATCGCTCAACCATCCCCGGATCTGCTGGACACCATCTATCAATGCCAGAAGCGACAGGACTGGTACCGTGAGTACGCCTTGGCTGAGGGGCTTGAGCGCCTGGCGTACGTCGGTTCGATGCCGCAGGGTACCCCCGTCAAGGTTGCGGCCGATGCCATCCGTGAGGCGCTCCACTGGGAACCAGAGCAGCGTGATCAGAACCGGACCCTTGGTGACGCCAGACGCACTCTGATCTCCGGCATCGAAGATCTGGGCGTTCTCGTGGTGGTTAATGGTGTCGTGGGTGCGAACACCCACCGTGCTCTTGATCACGACGAGTTTCGGGGTCTGGCTCTGGTGGACGATCTGGCTCCGCTCATCTTCGTGAACGGCGCAGACAGCAAATCTGCCCAAATCTTCACCCTGATCCATGAACTTGCTCACGTCTGGGCGGGAGACACTGCCTTGTCTGATGCGAACCTGTCTGCCCAAGACGGCCAAAGCAGCAAGGAGTCCTGGGCAAACCGGGTTGCCGCTGAGGTGCTGGTTCCAGCAGACGAGTTAGTCGGTGCCTGGAGGCAGACGACCGTGAAGGAGCTAACTGCCCGCTTCAAGGTGAGCGAGTTAGTGGTTCTGAAGAGCGCCTTCGATGCCGGGTTGCTGGAGTGGGACGACTTCCGGCAGCGTTACCGCGACACCGAAGCGGCGGCTTCTCAGAGCCTCGCTGATCGCGATGCCCCAAGTGGTGGCGACTACTACAAATCCCAGCCTTACCGGCTCAGTCGGCGATTCGCTCGCGCGGTGATCGCTGACACCCGTGAAGGGCGGACGTTGTACACCGACGCGTACGAGTTACTAGGTGTGGCGAAGCATTCCACCTTTGAGAACCTGGCCGAGGTGGTGATGGCATGACGTATTTGCTCGATGCGAACGTGTTCATCGAGGCCAAGAACCGCTACTACGGCTTGGACTTCGCTCCCGGTTTCTGGGATTGGCTTACACGCGGGTGTAGCGCCGGTCTAGTGCAGTCTGACTAGGGATTATATACGTGTCCGAGAGAGGACTTGATCTCTCGTCTACATATGCATTTATATCAGCACCTCAACCACGAAAGGAAACACAATGCCAACAGTCAACGACACCTATAATAAGGCCCGGGCCACCATTGGTGTGAACGGGTCGACCATTCGGACCTGGTATAACAAGAATGTCGCAAATTTGGGAGTTAGCTCTTGGGCGTGGTGTGCTGCCACCATTGCCTATGTCATGGCGAGTGTGGGGGATAAGTCAACGGTTTATCGAACAGCTTGGGTGCCAACATTGATGAGTCGAGCTAAAGACGCCGGATTGTGGCACTCGGGTAAGTCAGGCATTAAATCTGGTGACATTGTCCTGTTTGATTTCAACGTGAACAATGTCCCAGATCATGCAGGAATCGTGCTGGCTGTCACTGGAACTATTTTAACAACGATGGAGGGGAATGCGAGCGGTTCCTCTATGGTGCGACAAATGACACGCTCTAGTTTTGTGCAAGGCTATGTCCGACCAAAATACACCAGCACACCCACATCATCAGCAGCAGCGAAATACAATCTCACTAGGCTCCTGCTCACCGGTTCGCGAGGCACAGATGTGAAAACCCTCCAAAGCCGACTCATGGCACTCGGCTACCGGTTACCGAGATACGGTGCTGACAGCATTTTTGGTAATGAAACCCGCACGGCTGTGATCAATTTTCAGCGTGCGAAGAAGCTCACGGTTGATGGGATCGTGGGGAAAAACACTGCCCACGCTCTCGGCTGGTTGTATCAAGGAAAGTAGGCAACGATGACGATCCCTGAAGAGATAATGATAGCTATGATTGTGGGTTTGCTATCCTTGATTGGCACGTGTATCACGGCGGTTTTCTCATACCTCGCTTCCAAGAGATCTAAAGAAGCATCAATCCAGGTCACGAATGGGCATTCAACGAACCTTCGTGATGATATCACGGGTATTAGGGATGATGTGAAGCTTTTCAGGGCTGAACTGCAGGATGAGCGTAAGAATGCTCGGATTGTTCATGCGAAGCATGATGAGCGGATCCGGCGTGTGGAGGAGAGGTGTCAGCTTTGTTTGAAAACATGTGACTAGTTCGCTCGTCTTGTTCGTTTTGGCCCCTTCGCCTATGTGGTGGAGGGGTCTATTTTTCTTGTCTCTGTGCGTAATGTGTTTCACAATAATGGCTATAGTTATGGCTATACTTGAGGTGTTTTCCCTTGTCAAACGGCATATTATCTGGGACTCTTAATCCGCGTGTCCAGGGTTCGAATCCCTGAGGGGGTACCGTACCGTCCACGCGCTATGCTGGAAGAAGCCCACGTCCCTACCATCACGTGAGTGAGTTCAGCGCCACATGCCGAAAACACTGAAATCCATAGTTGCCACCATGGTCGCTGGCCTCACCCTGCTCACTGTCGGATGCCAAGGGCCGAACCAAGAACCGATTGACCAACCCAGCATCTCGACGCCCTCACCTGGTTCAACGCCAACAGTGAACACCCCTTCACCGCTTCCCACACTGATCGAATTGCTAGAACCTCCCCGCTGTGACGAGGATGGGTTGCCTGCCGGTTTTGTGTGTGTGAACAGTGTTGATCCTTCTATTGCGGTCCAGTTGAGGTATGCCACGACCAACAATTTCACTGGAGCGGTGGTGGATGGTTATGAATCAGTCACGGCAGCGATCGTACTGTCGGATACGGCAACAGCCCTGGCGAAGGTTCAGGCTGACTTAAAGCAGGAGGGGTTTGGTTTGTTGATCCTGGACGCTTATCGGCCAACTCGTGCTGTCGCCAACTTTGTGGAGTGGTCCAAGAATTCTGACACCAGTACGAAGCAGGAGTATTACCCGAATCTCGCGAAAACGGATCTGTTCAGACTTGGCTATATCGCTGAGTACTCGAACCATAGCTTGGGTACGGCTGTGGATGTCACCCTGGTTGATCTCTCCACTGGCAAGGTTCTCGATACGGGTAGTGAGTTCGATTTGTTTGATACCCGGTCCCACTATCAAGCCTCAGGGTTGACCAGTACGCAATCGGGGAACCGTACTCGGCTACGTCAAGCCATGGTGAAGCAGGGTTTCACCCCGTACTCGAACGAGTGGTGGCATTTTGACTACACAAATGCCCGCACCCAAGGAGCCCAGAATTTCCCAGTACGCTAGCGTACGTGAGGGTAGCTAGGATGAGGTGAAGCCAGTGGTGGTTTTTTCGACTTCACCATCAACAGACTCCACAACCGTGGTTGTTCGCTTGCCTGGATTCCGCGACTTCGCGCGGAATGACGTGCTGGGTGGGCGTGTAGTCAAGCGGCGTGGCAACACTCGAAGCGCTCACACTCTGTGGGGCCTCACCGACCATGTCACCCTGGATGCAATACCCCACCGGTTCATTGGGAATGGAGTTGTGGGGTAAGTTGCTTTTTTTTTTTTTT